CGGCATTGATTTCCTCTTGTGTGTAGCTACTTTTATTCACTACGGGTACGTTTTCATTTTCCTTGGTCATGGCGCTAATGAATAGTGATTTATATATATAGAAAAGGCTATCTTTTCCCTTTTATTCCGACCAAGGAACATAATCTTTCAAATGCTTTGGGACTATGTAGCAAAGGGAATTGATAGCCTTATATTGTATTTCTAAGCTTATCAACTCCCCAAAGCATTTATCAAAAATTGTTCCTTGGTCTTAGAACACTGCAAAGATGCTTATTCTTCTCGATATAGCCAAATTTTGACTTCTCTTTATATTTTAAGAATAAATGCTATATGGGTATTCAAAATAAAGATGGTGCGTTATATTTCGCTACAGGCATAGATAATTCAGGACTGTATTCCGGGCGTCAGGAAGCAATGGGAATCATTAAGGCAATGGCCAGTGAAATTACCGCTTTCGATGTATTCGGTGGGATCGGCATTAGTGCAGGTATCGCATTTGCCAGAGCTGCCAAAGGTGCATACGACTTTGAAAAACAGTTTCAACAAAGCATGAAAGAAGTTGCTACTCTTTCAAATGGAATTAAAGGCAGCTTAACGGATTACATGAATCAAGTTATGGAGATAACTCGTACTATTCCCGTTGAAGCAAACGAAGCAGCCAAAGCTCTCTATCAGATCGTATCTGCCGGACATGACGGAGCCAACGGAATGAAAGTATTGGAAGCATCTGCAAAAGCTGCCGTTGGTGGAGTAACCGATACTGCTACTGCAGCAGATGCTATAACTACAGTTCTAAATGCTTATAAATTGGATGCTTCTAAAGCCCAGGAAGTTTCAGACCAGTTATTTACCACCGTTCGATTAGGTAAGACAGATTTCGGTCAACTAGGCAAAAGTATAGCCCAGGCAGCGCCTATTGCTGCATCATTTGGCATTGATATAAAAGAGGTTCTAGCCGCAGTAGCATCAATCACTAAACAAGGTGTTCCCACTTCGGAAGCAATGACGAAAATACGTGCTGCTATCTTAGGTACAGCCAACCAGTTGGGAGACGCTGCATTCAAAGGACGTACTTTCCAAGAAGCATTACAACTTATTTATGACAAAGCAGGTGGTTCATCAACCAAAATGAAAGAATTGTTGGGTACCGATGAAGCACTCCAAGCCGCTTTAATGCTTACTGGTGAAAAGGCCAAGGAAGCAGCTTCCGATCTAGACGAAGTTAATAATTCTGCCGGTGCAGCAGAAGCAGCCTTTAAAGAAATGGCTTCATCTGCCGAAAATCAAATGAAACTACTTGGAAATAATATAACAGCTACCCTTCGTCCCCTTGGAAAAGAGATTTTAAAACAAATATCAAGTGCCGCACAATCAATAAATAAGGCATTTGATAATGGAAATGCACAGGAATCATTAAAAACTATTGGTGCCCTAATAGTTACCGTTACTACGGCTCTCGCTGGATATAAAGGAAGTATTTTGGCTATAAGTACCGCTAAACAAGTATATGCAACAGTTACGGCTATTGTTAATAAACAGCGCACAATCGAAATAGGGAAATTAGTACTTTCGCAAGGTTTTTATGATGCCGAAACTGGTGCTATAGTGAAAAATATGTCTACTCGCGTCCTGTTAACAAAGGCTCTAAAAGCTCAAACTATCGCTCAATTAAAGAATGCTGCAGCAATGCTAACTAATCCTTATGTATTAGCTGCTGCTGCATTTGCTGGACTTGGATATGCAATTTATAAAGTTGTTACCGCAGAAACAGAAGCAGAAAGGGTACAAAAGAGATATAATAAACTTATTGAGGAGCAGACTCGACAATTAGACGAATTGAAG